ATGCTGGATTATACTATTTATATGGCAACATGAAAAACAATAATGGTATTTTAGCCATTGCTTTGGGAGCAGATTCTAAAGTTTTTATCCAAACAGGCGGCTCATTAAGTTGGCAATTTGATGTTGAGAATGCGTCAATATCAACATTATACACAGCAGACGTTCTTGAAAACCCACCAGCAGAATCAGATACAAGAAGTGGAGTAGTTTATGGCATATCCAATAATTATACAGGAACAGCAGCAATTCCACCGAAAGCATCAGTAGCATTGAATGTTCCTGTTGATGATACGGTTGGAGAACTTGTTACAGCTACAACTCCAGCAGATTTTATAGCTGCATTAAAATTAGATGATTTAGGGATAAGATTAGGAAAATGTGCAACCACAGAAGAAGTTGACTCTACGGTTGCGGCATTTATTGTTTAAATTACTTTACTTTACTAAAAAAACTATTACCATGTTCGAACAAATTTTAACAAAGATGTCTAGAGAGCGAAAGAGAAGATTACAGAATGAATTAGAAGATAAGAGTGTTGAAACCTATCTTATAAAATTAGGTGCCTTATTTGCTACTCCTAAAGGCTTTGGATTATCATTGATATTTGCTGGTATAGCATACCTTACTCCTATTTGGATGATTATATTTGTGATATTCATTTTTGTTGGAGTTGATTTTATTACAGGAATATTAGCATCAAGGAAATTGAAGATACCAGTAAAGAGTAAGAATATGAGAGCTACTGTAACCAAACTATTATGTTATTTCATTACTATTGTATTAGCATTTTTTATTCAAAAGGAGATTATAAAATACTCATGGTTTGAAATAATGAATATAGTAGCTGGGTTAATAACCTTAGCTGAGTTTAAGAGCATTACTGAGAATATGGAAGTACTTACTGGAAATAAGATATTTACTAGAATTTTTAGAACTATAAGTGATATTTTTAAAAAGAAAACAGAAGTAGACAATACAAATCAAAATCCAACTGTATGAAAACAATAATTTTATCATGTGCTCATGGAGAAGAGGTATTAGGTAAATCATCACCTTGTGGAACCCATAGAGAATACCTATGGTCAAGAAAGATGCAATATGCTATAGGAACCGAATTATCAAAGAAAGGCGTTCCAGTGGTCTATATTCCAGCTAAGAATGTAATGAAAGAACCTGGACTATGGAATAGGGTTGAAGCTGAGAATAGAGTTAAGCAATCATCATTTGTTTTCTCATTACATAATAATGCTGCAGGCAATGGTAAAAATTGGATGTCAGCAAGAGGTGTTGAGATATGGACTTGCAAAGGACAAACTAAATCAGATGAATATGCTACTTTGATTTATGAAAGTTTACAAAAAGCATTTCCAACATTGAATGGTAATTTTCCTTTTTCTCCATATTGGCGTAAAGATACTCGAGATGGTGATATTGATAAAGAAGAAAACTTTGTAGAACTTATGAGTAATCATCCATCAGTATTATTGGAATGGTTGTTCCAAGACAATAAAGATGATTTCGCATTGTTACAAAGTGATGATGTTAATTCAAGATTAGTGTTTATATTATCCGATGTTTTATTTGAAATTGCAAGAACATGAGAAAGATATTAGAGTTTTTAAAGAAGGTTAAACCTTGTTACATAGTCATTGCTATTTTAGTAGTGGCTTTAATCTTTACACAACAATGTAAGAGAAGTGTTGATAGTGATAGTACAGGACATTTCTGGAATTGGGATTTTCATTCAACAACAACAGTAGATACTGTTCATGATACTGTAAGAATAGTTTCAACTGTTTATGTTCCAGTACCAGGAGAAACAATTTATAATGATCCTCCTATTGATTTAGATTGTCAGGCTATGGCAATAGATTATTATGCTTCGAGATATTATAATGATACATTAAAGAATGATACCTCAGCATTGATAATTATTAAAGATGTAGTAAGTCAGAATATTCTTGCACAAAGACAATGGGAGTTTATAAATTATAGACCTACAGCAATATATAATACAGTCAATACTATTACCTATGATACTTGTCCTGAGTGTAAGAAATGGAATATAGGCATAGGAGGAATGATAGGAGGCTATACAGACAAGTTTGGTGCTGGTCCTAGTATAGTTGTTACAACAAATAAAAAAGCTTCGTATAGTGCCTCTTATGATGTTATACAGAAGATAGGTTATTTTGGTATTTATTGGAACGTAAGATAATGGAATACGGAATCCCTTACCATATTATGCCCGAATATCAGTATGATGAAAAAAGTCCTATCATCAATACTGAAAGATTTTCTCCAGTGGCTAATGGTATAGACCTACCTAATCCAAGAGATCCATTTCATATTAGCATTGACAACTGGCCTAAGAAACAATTTGAAGATGAAATGCTTTCGAAATATGTTGTTGATGAAGCATGGTGGTATCGACAAAAAGAAAGATGCATAAATGGATATACTGTTAAAAATGCAAGGTTAGATGGATCTGATGTTAAAATTACTGGTCAACATTATTTTTATCTTAACTTCTGGCCAATATATGGAAAAGCTAAAGACAGTAAGAACAATGCTAAGACAATAACGAAACCCAAGTTTACAGATTTGGATTATATTATTTTCTGGAGAATAGAATCAATGAAGTCTTTATCGAAAGATGATTTGTTTTATAAGTCAAGACAAAAAGGTTTCTCCGAAAAAGCTGCTCTTATTGTAGGATGGAATTACACATTTATGCAATCATCAGTAAATATTATCATTGCCGGTAGTGAAGAAGATTCAGGACAAACAATGAATAATGCAATAAGGGGATTAGATTATCTTATCAATACGCAATTCTACAAAGAAAGAAGTAAGAATGCTTCAGATGAAGTATGGGCTTCTAAGTTTGGTTCTAAAATAAAACAATTAACTGCTGGTAGTGATGGTATGCAATCAGTATCACGTTTCTCTCCTTATTGGATTGTTTATGAAGAAGTAGGTAAATGGCCCAAAGGATTAGTAAGATCGATGAAGGAATTCGTTGATGCTTCTTTATTTAGTGAAGGGGTAAAGACTGGTTTCGCAATGTATATTGGTACAGGTGGAGATATGGACACTGGAGCAGCTGATTTGGAAAAAATGTATTATAACCCAGCAGAATATGATTTGTTAGAGTTCGATGATGTACTTGAAATGCCACATTTAAGACAACAGACCAAGGTTGCTGGTTTTATTCCTTCATGGATGTATGCTATTATTGATAGTGATGGTAATTCTTTAAAAGAAAAGAGTATAGACTTCCATAATAAAACCGCACTTACCAAAAAAGATAAAGGTGCAAGGATATTATATTCTGTCAATCATCCTATTTATCCGCATCAAGGATTCATGGTTCCTACTGGTGGTTACTTCGGTGAAAAGAAACAAGCTAAATTAGTAGAACGTAAGAGTGAAATACTAAGAAATAGAGCATTACAGATTACTGAAGAAGGTAATCTTTATTGGATTGATAAATATGATTGGAGTAAAGGGGTTTATTTCGAACCAGGACAAGATGATAAAGGAAAAACGTCTATTGTTATTACAGAAAGACCTAAAATCAATGAGTCTACTGATAAACCATACGACAATTTATATAAACAAGGTACTGACAGTTACGATAGGGACGAAGCCAACACATCAACATCAAGAGGTTCTTCTATTGTAGGTCATGGTTTCCTCGATGCAGACAGTCCAAGCTATTATCCTGTAGCTAGAATAACAATTAGACCAGAAACATGGGAAGGTGGAGCTGAAGCATTCTATGAAGAGGTTGTAAAACTTAATATTTACTATAATGCTATCAATCTTATTGAATATTCGAATTTAAGGATATTCGACTATTATAAAAATCATGGATTATCATACTTATTAAAGGAAAGACCTAAGTTGTCAATAGCAAAATGGATAAATGACACTAAGGTTGCTAATGATTATGGTATTGATCCACAATCTAAACCATTTTGGTTATCATCATTGTCAGATCAAATGACTGATGAATGGATAAACAGTTTATATGATGTAGATATCATATCTGCATTAAGTAAATTCAGGTATGAACCATCAAAGGGAAGATATAATTGTGATACTACTATCAGTATGTCATTATTATCTGTTCTATATGATGATGAAAGAGAATTGGAAGTTCAAAAGTATCAGGAAACTACAAGACATAGATTTCCAGGAGTGGCTTATAAAAGAAACGGTAACGCATTTGCAAAAATTTAATTATGGAAAATACTCATAGTGCATTGAAACTTAAAGACCTTAATAAAGGTTGGATGAAACAATATTTAAGAAGGGTAAATAGTATCATTGGAGATGGTTCTTCTTACAGAAAGAGAGATATCACATGTTGGAGTATGTATTATTCTAAACAAAAGAATAACACATATGATTATCTTACAAGTTATGGTGATTTTGATATTCCGGTTACTGTTAGATTTACTTCTATTGTAAGACCTAATGTAGATTGGTTGGTTTCTAAGTATATTGGTAATCAATTTAACTTTAGTTCAAAGACTGTAGATAAAAAGTCTTTAATAAAAAGATATGGACAGAAAGCAGAAGCATATGTTGAAAGTATTATACAAGGTATTGAAGAGCAATATGCAAGTGTAGAGGGATCTATTCAATCGTTGAACAATAAGATGCAAGAACTTCAAATGATGGCTCAACAGGAACCTCAAAATGAACAACATGCAATGCAGATTGAACAAATACGTCAGCAATTACCTTTGATAACTTTGAAGATAGGTCAAATGACTAATGCATTGACAAGACAACAACAAAAGTTATCAAAGCAATTGAATGATGCTGAATTATTATCTAAGTTTTCAGTGAAGGATTTAAGAGAAGACCTTATTCAAAGAAAATTGGTTTCCTTCATAGAGGATAATAATATTATGAACGAACATAAATTATCAATGACAGAAAAATGTGTTACTGGTAAACCAGCAATCTTTGTTGATATCGTTGATAATAAATTAGTTTATAAATATGTACCTTCGACATCAGTATTTTACGAAAAGAATTCACAGATACCAGAAGCAGAAAATGGAGGATGGGAAGCTATAGAAGAATTTTGGTCTTATGATAAAATCATATCAGTATTTGGTAGAGAATTGACTATGAATGATTTGAAAATATTAGAACCATATTCTCCTAATAATGGTAATAGTGTAAATGCTTTTGAGAAGTATGAAGATACTGATGAAGGAGCAGCTAATTATGTTCAATCATATTTACCTACTATTTCAAGAAATAACATTAGGGTATTGAAAGTATATTGGCAATCGGAAGTTCAAATAGATATTTTAAAATCAAAAACTTCAGATGGTAATTTTGAACATTCTCACATTAAAAAAGATGATGCTAAGGTTAAAGAAAATCAAAGAGTAGAATCGAGATTTAAATCATATGCTTTTGAAGGAGTAATTATTCTCGGAAGTATTTTTGTTGGAATGAAACAAAGAGATAAACAAATTCTTAAGGTTGACAATTATGGTTGGAATCAATTACCAATAATTACAGACAACTATGATGATATTACAAGAAGTCCTTACAGTATCATATGGGCCACTAAAGACCTTCAAGCAATGTATCAGATAATTGAATACTATGAAGAATTATTATTGGTTATAAGTGGTGTAAAAGGCTTTGTAATGGACATGTCCCAAATGCCTGAAGGAATGGGACCAAAAGAATGGATGTATTTCCGTAAACTTGGAACTATGTACATTGAATCTTATAAGAAAGATCGTAGACAACAAACTACATTCAATCAATTCCAAACTTATGATGATAGTATTCCGGCAAGTATTCAATACTTAGGTATGATGAAAGATAGAATACAGCAAAGAGTTGATCAGATTACTGGAGTAACAAGAATTGCTCGAGGTGAAATAGAATCTAGAGATGCTGTTGGCAATAGTAAACTATCAGTTCAAGCAACTAATATAATTGCCGATGTATTATTCTGGGAACATGATCAGATTGTAAGAAGAGCATTATCAAGAGCAATGAATTTATATGCTAAGTTTATAGGACATAATGGAGAAGTCTTCTCAATGTATGATAAGCTTCTTAATAACCATGATATTGTAAATGTACCAAAAGGATTATTGGATGGTGCGGATTATGATGTTATCATTATGAATAACAATAAAGACATTCGGGATATTCAGGAAATGAAATCCCTTATTACCGCAGAATACTCAAGAGGAAATATTGACTTCGGAGGTATGATTAAAATGTTCCAAAGTACATCATTAACAGAAATGAGGATGATAGCTGAACAAATGACTGAGAAAGCTGGTGAAATGAAAATGGCACAAATTCAAGCAGAAAAAGAAGGAGAAAAAGGATTGATTGAATTTGAATACCAACTTAAAGAAAAGCTACAATCAGGACAGGACCAACTAAAGAACATGGAAAATCAATTGAAGAAATTAGATTTGGATATTAAAGAAAAAGGGATTATTTTTGACAATGAAATTAAAGAGAAGAAATTGAAGTCTGATAATTTCATTAAAGTACTAGATATTATGACCAGAAACGAGCAAGAAAATGCTTGGATGAATATTGAGAAGGAAACTGCCAGGGTTGATCAGTTATTGAAAGAAATAGAATTACTTTCAAATGTTAGGTTAGGTCATGAAAAAAATCTTATAGATGATAAAAAATTAAATACTAGAGCAGAAAAGTAATTTTATGTTTAATTAAATATGTATATGTTATGAAAAAAAATGAGTTTGAAATTGGACCACAAGCAAAAACAGTTGTTTTGCTTAAAGACAAAATTGTTATTCAGCCAATTGAAGTTTCTCCGAGAACCAGAGCAATTATTTTGGACAAGAATGCAAAAAGTGAAATGGGAATTAAAGATTTTAATGGTAATCATCCATACTTGGGTAGGGTTATTGCTATTGGAAAAGAAGTAAAAGATGTTACTGTTAATGATATTGTTGCAATATCAGAAAGAGTAATAGTTGCTGGAATGAAAGGTGGAATATCAGAAATTATGCTCGATGGTGAAGCTTATGCTATTATTCACGAAACAGATGTGAATGCTGTAATGAATTTTTACAGAGATAAAATTGTTGATGGTAAAATTGATAAGGAGTAATCGTTATGGCAATAATTAAATTAACACAAGACCAATATCAAGAAAGGCTATTAGCTCCTGAAGGAACTTTTTCCGATGATGATCAAATAGAAATCATTGATAATAATGGTGGTGGTGAAGGTGGAGAAGGTGGAAATGGTAATTTTACTCCATCAGCACATTGGGAATATTATAAGACTAAACTACCTGAAGACCAGAGGGCTAATTTTAAGCTCCCTGAGAACATTTCTTCTGAAAACGAACAACAACTACTCGATGATCATTTTAAGACCGTATATGGTACTCAAATGAATCCTGATGATTTATTAAAAGATATTCCTCCATTAGCAAAAGAAATTATATAAGCTGCAAAAGATCCTCAATTCAAACCGAATGAGTTCATCAATAAAAAAGCTACTATTGTTTCTGCTGCAAATATGAGTGGAGACGATCTTGTTTATAGAAGATATGTAAATAAGATTGGGATAAAGAGTGAACAAAATCCAACTGGACTATCAGAAGAAGAAATTCGTACTGAAATTGCAAAGATGAATCCATTGGATAAAAAAGTAATTGAAAACGAAGAAAGAGCTGTTATACAACAAGAGATTGAAAAACAGATTGGAAAGGGAAATAATGATCCGGCTGCGATGCAAAAGGCTATTGAAACCCATAACAATCAAATATCAACTTTTGCTGACACTTACTTTTCTGATAAAAGAAATAATCCTGAAAAGACAAGGACTATTGGAGGCGTGGAGCTAAGCGAGGCTGAATTCCAAGCTACAAGAACTGAGTTTATCAATGATTTTTCTGTTAAGGATGGTAAAGCTAGAATTGCAGAATTGTTATTAAACAATGATGAAGCTATGGCAAAAGCATATCTTTTTTTGAAATACGAGGATAAGATTTCTCAAGCATTAACCAGAAAATTTAATGATGGTAAGAACTTTGTCTTTGATCAACTAGGATTTAATCCTGCTGACAAAGGTGGAAATTATCAACAAAATGATGGTATGTCGCAAGAGGAAATGATAAACAGATTAAATGCTCCGGAAGGAACATATTCTGAAAAAGGGCAATAAAAACATTAAAATTAAAAATTTACTACAATGAGATTTTTAAACAACCCAATGCAGGGTTTTGCAAACGAAACAACAACAAGTAATCACCTGTTGTCAATGGCTGTAAATCAGCCTGAAATTCTTAGTCAAACTGTTACTTTATTCCGTAAAGAACATGCTCCATTTACCTCCTTACTCGCTGACCGTAAACAAGTTTTAGGTAATAGCGTATTTGCTAAATTTGGTACCGAAAGAGGATATACCCGCGTAGGTAGCCGTGAAGTTCGTTGGAACATTAAGGGTATGGAAAATCGTGTTGGACATATTGTTCGTGATTTTGTTTGCGAAGCATATCCAACTGAGCCTGGTAAATATCAGAGTGAAGTTAAGATTTATCTTGACACCAATTGGTTCTCACCTCGTGATGTTTGTGAATTGTCAGACAATGAAACATTTGTTTATTTCTACACAGACAGACTTCCAGAAGAAACAGAAGCTGGTATTTACGAATACAGAGCTAAATTAGTTACTAACACAAAAGAAGATTTCATCAATCCTCAATTACTTGTTGCCGGAGCAGGAAATGATATTTCTGTAATGTACAACATGTTTGAAGAAGGTTCTGAAACTGCTTACGAAAAGTACACAAGCCACGAAATGGCACGTACCTTCATGACTATCATGAGATTAAAATGGTCTATTACTGGTACTGCAGAAGCAATGAAATCAAACACTAACTTATGGGTTACACATAATGGTGCTAATCTTTGGATGTCGCATCAGGAAGCTCAGATGTTAAAGAGATTTTCTGCTTATAGAGAAAACCAATCTTTATTTGGTAAAGGAACTGTAGGACTTGATGGTAAGACCTTAATGACTTTGGCTAATGGTATTGAAGTTATGGCCGGTGATGGTTTATTGAATCAGGGTGATGGTGTTTGGAAAATGCCTTATAACCCAAATGCATTCACAACTAAAGTTCTTGATACTATCTTAATGAACATGTCTATTACTTCTTCTATGGCTAACAATGATATGGCTGTTGCTGTTATCGGTGGTTACGGTGCTATTGACAATTTCTCGAATATGATGAAAGATTTTGCTGGTATCGATCCTAAAGTTGTTGAAGGAACAGGTAGTTCAAAAGGTATCAATGCTGACTATATGTATTATCAGAAAAACGGTATCAAATTCTATCCAGTACGTCATAAATGGTTTGATGATATCGAAAGAGCCGGTAGAGCTAATGTTGACCAATATGGAATGAGAAATCAATCACATAGAATGATTTTCGTATCATTGGGTGATATGGAGATTGGACAACCTCAGATTGAATTACTCG